CTTCAACATAGAATGGGTTTATTAAAGCATAATCTTCTTCATATGTGCTTCTTTCATGTTACTGATTATAAGAATTTCTTAACATTGGCAAATAGCCATGAAATTCTTCAGATAGCAATGGATATGGAAGTAAATAGTTATATTGATGAAGAAGATTGGCCAGATGATGGAGCATCTGCAATCTTTAAAATGCTCCCAAACTTGCCTAAAAAACAGGGAACTAAGTATTATGTTGATATTTTAAATAAAATTCAATCTGACCCTAACCTCCGAGAAATTATCGATGCTAATGGTAATAGAATTCCTATTCAAAACAATCATGGAATGGGATGGGGAGATATAACAAATAGTGTTAGGGAATTATTAACTAGAGAACATACAGAACATAATACTTGGGGATGTGCTGGACAAAATATAACACTTGTTCGTACACAGTTGGAATATCGAGTAAAATCAACAGCTGAGGCTGTTCGTAGTCGTATTCCTCAAGAGTTGAAAAATATTGTTGATGGACTTCTTACATTTAAGAAACCAGTATTTAATTGGAAGAAATTCTTTAGAAATTTTATGGCAAATGCATTTGATAGTTTACCAAAGAGTACTAGACGAAAAGAATCTACAAGATTTGTTGGAGCTCTTGGACATAAACTAGCAAAAAAGCATACAATTCTAGTTGGTGTGGATACATCTGGTTCAATAGGAAAGAAAGAACTAGATGAATTCTTTAGTGAAATATATCACGTTTGGAAAGCAGGAGCAAATGTTGATATAGTTGAGTTTGATATGATCATTCAAGATCAATATCATTATAAGGGGAAAACTCCTGCATCGGTATCAGGCCGAGGAGGAACTGATTTTCACCCGTTTGTTGATTATTTTAATTCAAATAGACATAAATATAGTCTGGGCATTTGTTTTACTGACGGATATGCTAGTTTGGATCATCTGAATCCTTGCGGTAAGTTCTGTTGGGTTATTACTTCAGACGGAGCTCAAGATGCTCAATATCCTGGTTATAAAATTTGTATTCCAAAAATTATAGAATAATATGAAGATAGAAGAAGCAAAAAAGATGATTAATTATCTTTTGGATAATAATTTAGATTTAGTTACAAAAGGTCAAAATAAGATTTCAATTGGTTTAGAGGGAGCTCCTGGTATTGGTAAAACTGCTATTGTAAAAGAAATTGCAGAAGAACGTGGAGCAAAATTTGTTCGAGTAGAATTGAGTTCTATGGAAGAAATTGGAGACTTAATTGGTATTCCTTGTAAAGAGTTTAGTATGATAAGCCCTACTGAAGAAGAACAATGGGTTATTGAAAAATTAGTTGATGAGTATCTATCTCTCGGATGGAAACTTTGTCCTAACTGTTCTCCTCGTATGGGTTATGCAATTCCTTCTTGGGTGCCAACAGATCCAGATCAAGAAGTTTTGTTACTCTTGGATGATTATACTAGGGCAACTAACTTGTTTATGCAAGCAATTATGTCTTTGATTCAGTTTGGAGAGTATATTTCTTGGAAATTACCTGAAAAGACTCATTTGATTCTTACTAGTAATGAAGATAATGGTTCGATGAACGTAACTTCTTTGGATGCAGCTCAATCGTCTCGATTGTTAAATTTCAAATTAAACTTTGACTATGAACAATATGGTAAATGGATGGATCGATGCAATTTGAAATCGGAGTTGATTAATTTTATGCTTTTTCATCCAGAGATATTTGAACAATCTGATAGAATAAATGCACGAACTTATACAATGTTTGCTAATGCACTTTCTGGTTTTAAGAACTTTGATAGTACAGAAACATTGGAAAGTATTGATTTAATAGCTAGGGGATGTTTTGGAGATGAAACTACCATAGGTAGCTTATTTGTTGCTTTCGTAAATAATAATCTTGACAAGTTGATGTCTGCAGAAGAAATGTTAGATGGTACTTGGGCTGATACAAGCAAAAAGATTAAAGAGAATGTAACAAAAGATGGAATGTACAGAGCAGATATTGCATCAGTATTAACCATGCGTTTAATTAATTATATTGAAATGAATGAAAAAGATTCGAAGAAAGCCGATAAAGCTATTAAACGAATTGATGAAATCATTCATCATACTGAAATTCTTCTTACTGAGGATTTGATTTTCAATTTAATTAGAAAGCTTAATGGTAAATTCCCTGGAAAATGTGCAAAGATGTTGATGGATCCAAAAGTTAGAATTAAAGTATTAGGATAATGAAACAAATTAAAGTTAAAGGATGGTTAAAATTACTTACATTTGATTCTGATGGAATTTATTCCTTTAGAGATTACTCTGGCGAAACAAGATCATATTGGGAAGCGTCTGATGTAGAAATCCAAACTTTAAAAACTAATATCAAAAAAGTAACATTGCCATCCATTCAAGATGGTGATGTTATTTACTTTGATAAAAGTGCTAAATTTCCTAAGTTGCTCTTAAGTCGATTAGATTTAAAAGCAAAACGAACTGTTAAAATTGAAAAGTGTAACAGACTAGTAGTAGATGAATCAATTTTAATAGATCGTGCTGATTTAGATAGTTTAGAGGCTGGATATCTTGTTTTAGTTGGCGGAACAGATGAGGAAAATTACAAACAAGCTTTTTATATTTCTGAACAAAAGATTTTAGAGATTGGAGAGCATAGTAGCATTACAATTGATTTGATGCAAAAATATTTACCAGGGATCTGGAAAAAAGTTATTGTATCTACAACTAAAGTTAATGAGGAATCAATTGAATTGTTAAATACATATCCTGAAAAAATTACAACCGTTCAACAATTAGCTGCTTATTTAAATTCTCAACTTCCTCCATTAGATGATAATTGTGCAAGTTCAATTATTAGCTTATTTGGAGCTAGCTCTGAAGATAAAAAGTTAGCTATTAATATGGCTGCTTCTTGTAATCTTTCTCCAATACTATTTGATATTTGTGAAGCAATTGGAAAAGGAGTTGGATCTTTTGATGCTTCCACTTCAAGTTCAGTTAATTATAAATATTTTAGTGCTTTATTAGGAACAAGTCCTAAGGAAATTTTAAGTAAGTGGAAATATGGTTATTGGGATAGACATAAAATCGCTGCTAGATTGTTTAATCGCGCTTTAATGACGCCTGAGCAAAAATATAAAGCTTGGAAGTATTTTAAAGATTCTGTTGTAAATGATCGAGGATATCATGTTGATCTAACTCCTGGAAGTAGATATACTAAGTTTTTTGAACAATTTGATATGCCTTTGACGTATGACCCGAAGCGAGAGACAGACACTAGCGATAGAGAAGTGGAAACAGAACAAGTGTAAGGGAACAATAGTAGCTGCAACTGGAGTAGGTAAAACTAAAACAGCAATTGATGCTATTCAAAGGGTTTTAAATAAAAATCCTCAAGCTAGAGTTGTTGTAGTAGTTCCTACTCAGATTTTACAGAATCAATGGATAGAAAGATTAGCTAAACGAGGATTAATATTTAATATTGATGTATTAGTATTAAATACCGCGGCCAAAAGACCATTTCCTTGTAAAATGTTAGTTATTGATGAAGTTCACCGAGCCGCAGCAGAAGAGTTAAGTCAAGTTTTTAAAAATTGTACACCAACATTTATTTTAGGATTGACTGCGACTTATGAACGACTCGATGGAAGAGAAAAAATTATTCTCGATAACTATTGTCCAGTTGTAGACGAAATTACAATTCAAGAAGCAGAAGCAAATGGATGGATTTCTCCTTATAGAGAATATAAAGTAATGATTACTGTAGATCTTACTGCATATAATAAAGCAAATCAAACATTTTTAGAACACTTTGCATTTTTTAATTTTAATTGGGCTAACGCGATGAGTTCTGTGCAAAGTGAGATTTTTAGAAAGAATTACGCAAGTTTAATAGGATCTACACTTAAAGAAGTTACTGCCCATGCATTTGCTTGGAATAAAGCAATGCAGTTCCGAAAGAAGTTTATTGCAAATCATCCTAAGAAGATTGAAATAGCTAAAAAAATTCTCGGAGCAAGAAAAAATACCAAAGCAATCACATTTAATAGTAGTATAAAACAATGTGAAGCTTATGGTTTTGGATACGTTATACATTCCGAAAAAAAGAAAAAAGAGAATAAAGCTATTTTAGACGAATTCGCAAAATGCGGGCCAGGTTCTGTATTACATAATTCCAGAATGGCAAAGGAAGGATATGATTGCCCTGGGATAGGATTAGTTGTGATAACTGGTTTTAACTCAGACAAGACTTCTAAAATTCAAGAAATTGGACGTGCTGTCCGATTTGAAGAAGGAAAAGAAGCAGAAATATTTACTTTAGTATTAAAAGGATGTCAAGATGATAGATGGTATAAAAAAGCGTCAGTTGGCATGAAATATATTGAAGTGGATGAATCTGAATTAGATGACATTCTTGCTGGAAATATAGCACATAAAACAACTAAAATTCAAGGAGAATTCAATGGATTCAGATATTGAATTAACAATTAAAGATCAAGATAACCTTTATAATATGTTAAAAACAGGAGATGAAGAAACTGAAAAATTGGCATTTAGTTTAATTAGTCAAATCAAAAAGCCAGGAATATTAATAAATATAGTATGCGGCACTGAAATTTTATCTTTTGATCGATATGTAAGAAGGCATGCTAAAGGAACACATTATCGTTTATTTGGCATTTTTAATCCGCACCCTCTTTCAGAAGAAGAAGCATATTATAAAAAGTTACTTGAAAGATTATTTAAGTATTAATTGCATTAATACAATAAAGAGAGGTTTCCACCTATACTCTTTAAATATGCGTTATGAAAGGTTAGTTAATGCAACACGAAATTAGTATTGACAGAGAATTGCAGTTTATGATTAAATATTCATTAACGCCGGAGGAGTATTTCTTATTTAAACTCTTATTTTTGGCTCAAAATGAGCATGAAGAATATTTAACTGCGTTTTATTCTCAAGGTCAATATGATCACAAATTGAGCGATTTGTTACATGCTCTTATAGAAAAAGAGATAATTAACAAATCTTATGTTGTTCCGCAGGAAGGAACAATTTTTAATCCACAGGATGTGGAATTAAACAAACGAGTCTTGAATCAATATTTACAACATTCTCAAGACTTAGGAATGGATTTATTTGAACATTATCCTCCGTTTACAACAATTAACGGAAAAACATTTTCATTGCGAAATATAGCTAAAGGTTTTAAATCCTTTGATGAATTTTGTTTTGAATATGGAAAAGCGATTAAATTCGATCCGAATAAACATCAAGAAATTATCGATTTGATTGATTATGCTAAAGATAATAACTTGATACACAGCGGATTATGTGATTTTGTAATTAGCAAACAATGGCTTACATTACAAATACTCAAAGATGAAAATTATGGAACTTTTGATGCAATAAGTAGTTTATAATGGAAAAAGGTATTGAGAAACTTATTAAAACCATTGATAGTGGTCGAGAAGGATTTAACAAAGGGTTAAGTTCTGGTTTATCAAAACTGGATTCTCTTACTTATGGCGTAATTCGAGAAAACATCACTTTAGTTGGCGGATCTTCTGGAGCTGGAAAAAGTTCTTTAACTTTATTTCAAAGTGTTTATAATCCTTATGTTGAATTAGTTAAATCGAATTATTCGTTTAATGTTCATTGGTTAATTTTTTCTTATGAGATGTCCGAGACATCATTGTTAATGCGACTATTATCAATGCATTTATATGATGAATATGGATTAGTAGTTTCTCATGCTGATTTAATGTCATTTGAAGGTAAACTTCCTGACGAAATTTATGAAAAGGTAAAAGAGTCTTTACCTTGGCTAAACGAATTTAAAAAACGTTGTACTATTGTAGATAAACCTACTACTGCTCGAAAGATGTATGGAATTTGTAAATCTTTTGCTGAAGCACATGGTAAATTTGTTCCATCTAATTCTTGGGAAAAGAATGGAGAAGAATATGAATCATTTGATTATGTTCCAAATGATCCTTTACAATATTTAATTGTTTTATGGGATCATGTTAAACTAATTAGTACTCAGCAAGGACATACTTCTAAACAAGAAATTGACGAAATGTGTCAATATGCAATTTATTTTAGAGATAAATGTAGATTTACCTGGTATATAGTTCAACAATTAAATAGAGCATTTCAAGATATGTCTAGACGAACTGAAGCTGGAGGTGCATATCAAGATATACAACTATCAGATTTTAGTGATACTGGAGATACTGTAAATGCATCAAATACAGTTGAAGCTATATTCTTTCCTTATCGAGAAAGACTTACTAAGTGGAAGGATTATATTATTGATCCTAAACGAGGTGGTCTTGGAGAAAGAGGAAGAACTGTTTCTGTACTTAAAAACAGAGATGGGCAAGCTGATAAATTTGTCGGAATAGCTTTTTATGGCGAATCTCATATTTGGAAAGAACTACCAAAAGCAAACGAGATAAACGATTATAGTATATATCAAACATTAGATAATTTACAAACTTAAAAATGTTAATAACTATGGCATTGCCAACAAAGAAAACTGAAATTGTGAGTCAAGACCCACGAAATTTAATTATATTTTCAAACCCAAAAGCTGGAAAAAGTTCTTCTATAGCTCAACTCCCTGATACTTTGATATTGGATTTGGAAGATGGTTATAAATATTTAAATAACTGTTATGTTCAACCGATTGAAACAGTTACTGATCTATATAATACTGCTAAAGCTTTAAAGACAGAACAGCATAACTTTAAATTTGTAGCAATTGATACTGTTACAAAACTAGAGGATATCGCTCTTCCGTTAGCCAAAAAGCTTTACCAAGATACGCCTATGGGTCAAAATTGGAACGGAGATAGTGTTTTGAAGTTACCGAATGGAGCTGGACATTTGTATCTCAGAGAAGCTATGCAAAAAATTATTAGCTGGTTTGAACTTCCCGGAATTAATCTAATTCTTGTTGGTCACGTAAAAGATAAGTCTATTACTGAAGGTGGCACTGAACTTACAGTAAAGAATCTTGATTTAGCTGGAAAGATTTCAACTATTTTATCTGCTAAATCTGATGCAATAGCATATTTATATCGTGACACAGAAACTGGAGACTTAATGGCTAACTTTGGGGACATGAATTCTGTTCTTACTGGAGCTAGAATGCCTCACTTGGCTGGAAGAACTATTCAGTTAGCTGAAAGAAAGATGAATGATAATGGGGAATGGCAAATTATAACTCATTGGGATAGAATATTTCCAAGTTTGAAAAATGAATAAACATTCAGACATTATTGATGTAATAATGCAGGATTCAAATTTAGTTTTGAATTCTGCATTTGTTGCCAAATTAGGTGCAAAAGCTGGTGATAGAATAGCTATAAGATATATTGAAAAAGATGGAATAATGACTCCCATCATTGAAAAAGATGAGGCTGGAAATAAACTTACTAAATCTAACACTATATCTTTTAGAGGAATCCAGAGAAATCACTTAGCACAATTTGGTTCAAACTTTTGGGGAGGAGAACTTACTGAAGCTGGATACATCGAATTGGAAGGAGATGGAATTCCTGTCTATACAGAAGTAAAAAAAGCTGTTGAAGCTTATATTTCAAAAGAAATTGTCTTAGATACTAATTACAATATTACAAAATTAAATAATTATGAATTTTAATACAGAAGAAATCAAAGTTACTGCACGTTTAGCTGGAAATCAAGTTCACACTGTAAAATTTGATGGAATCGAAGCTGTTGATTTTAAGGATGGAGAAATGAAAGCTCTTCGAATTAATTTCTCTAATCCTAGTGGTGTGTTTAGTCACACAATTTTCCCATTGAAAGATGGAGATGATAAAGATACCGAAGGCTTATATGGAAAAAATCCTTCTAACTTAACTGTAATGATGAATTTACTTCGTCATCTTGGTAATGCAGTTAGTCCTAAACTAGTTGAATTCTGCAACAATACAACTCTGTTAGCTAATCTTACTTGGGATCAATTCAGAACTCATGTTGTAGAAGCTGCTAAAGAAGGAATTGGAAAGGAAACAAAAATTAAGCTGTTTAGTAGAACCAGAACAAATAATCAAACTGGTGAACAATATGAGGAAGCAGTATTTCCTAGCTATTTTGTAAAATATAGCAAAGAAGGAAGATTGTATTTCGATACAACGTTTATTGGACCTAATGTAGCGTTCACAAGTAAAGAGCTTGATAAAATTAAGAGAGCTACAACAGCTGTTCCGACTCCTGTTGGTGAAACACCTAATTTTGGTTCTAGTTTGATCGAGAACAAAAGTGAAGACTTTGATAATCTTGACATCTAATGGACTTTAACTCTCCTGATTTAACTACTAAAATAACAAAAGAATTTTTGTTATCTAAAAATTCAGAAGAAACTTATATGACTACTTATCTTGGAATCCCTGTTAAGCAGGGACTCCAAGTAAGTCCTCTAAGAAATGACCATAAACCTACTGTTAGTTTTCATAGAAACAAGAAAGGTGAATTAATGTTTCACGATTTTGGAACAGGATTTCATGAAAATTTTATTGGGGTAGTAATGGAAATTCATAAATGTAGTTATTTCAAAGCATTACAAATAATTGCAGAAGACTTTGGATATATTCCTAAGTCGGAAAATAGAGAGACTCCTAAAATTAAAGTTTCAAATGTTATTTTAGAAGAGAAACCTAGCACACAAATACAAATCACAGATCGTAAATTTACACAAACTGAATTAAAATGGTGGGAATCATTTGGAGTACATGAAGATACATTAAAGAAATTTAAGGTTCATTCTTGTGAAAATGTATTTTTAAATGGTAACTATTTTGGATCTCCTACTTCTAAAACAAGTATGTTTGGATATTATTGCGGAAAGAAGAATGGAGAAGAACTTTGGAGAATCTATATGCCTCAACGAAAGACATATAGATTTTTAAGTAATACCGGAAAGACATTTATTCAAGGAGCAAAACAACTTCCAGAAACCGGGAATGTCTTAATAATTACTAAATCATTAAAGGATGTAATGGCTTTATACGAATTAGGAATTTCTGCAATAGCCCCTTGTAGTGAAGTCTTGTTTATCTCAGACCAACAATTAAAGAAATTACAAGAACGGTTTAAAAATATTATTGTAATTTACGATAATGATTTACCTGGAATTCAAGGTATGCGACGAATAAAGAAAGTGCATCCCGAATTAAAATTCTTTTGGATACCAAGAGATAGTGGTGCTAAAGATATTTCTGATTACATTAAGAAATATGGCGTAGATAAAGCAAAGAATTATATAAAAGAGTTGAAAGAAAAATATGGGTGTGAGTAAAGCTACTATAGGTAGCAGAAATAGACGTAGAGGACAAAAATATGAAGTTAAAATTGTCAAAGAATTAAAAGAAATTACTGGAGATGAAGAATTATGTACTTCTAGAAGCGAAAGTAAAAAGTTAGACGATAAGAAAATAGATATCGCCGATCCAAATAATGTACTTCCGTTCTATTGTCAAATGAAATCTACTCAAGCAACTCCTCAAATAAAGAAGTTGAATGAAGAAGTAGGATTAAAAGACAAACCACTAGTAATTTTCTGGAATGCGCAAGAAGCAAAAGATAAAAAGCAAATCTCTGTAGGAGAGTATTGTATTGTTCCTAAGAAGCTCTTTTACGATATATTAAAAGAATGTTATGTATCACAAACAATTAATTAAAGAGCCTTTAAATTTAATGAATAGTCTAATGCTAATTGGGCATATGTCTGAACCTGAACAAGTTATAGCTGGAGCAATACAAACTTTAACAAAC